CATACACCACAAGAAAGAACTGATAGTTGGGGGAAGAAAAATTGAAGAAATTATATACGATACTTTTAGTCTTATTACTACCTTTAGCGGCTCAAGATTCTACAAAGGTAAAGATAAGAAAGCATAGAGCTAAAATAGTAAAGAAAGCTAAAATGAAAAAAGCAGTCACATTTATGGTTGTGGGTGGCGTTTCATATTATGCTGGTTATGTGCATGGTAAGCATGAAAGAAAAAGACGTTATGGAAGAAGATGGATTGGCGATAAGGATTATCCAGGGAAATGAAAAACGCTTGGTTTTATTTTCATTGTGTACTTGCTATTATAATATTAGTAAAAGACCATAATGGTACATTAGAAGAATCGTTAAACAAATTTGAAGAAAAGATTGGGATATATACACCTCCTGATACAACGAAAACAGAAGCCTTTACATTAGAAATAGAAGATGAAAGTAGTACCGGACTGGAAAGAAATGAATAGAGTATTAAGAGTTACCTTAGTAGCTGTTTTTATTACATTTTTATTAGGACTTGTATTCCTTTCTTGTGATGAAGATTTTTATCTTGGAAGGACAAAAGAAGAATTATATAAAGAAATGTTTGAAGTAGATTCATTAATGAAAACAATACAATTACAATTAGATAGTACAAGTGTTGATTTTAAAAGACTCTATATCAATGCTCAAAGGATAAATAACGGGCATGAATAAAGGATTGAGTGCAGATAGTCAAGTCCATATATCAATCAGTTTCTTAATAAAAGCCATGGTCGCTGTTGGGGTTGTAACTGGTAGTTGGTATCAAGCTCAAATGAAATTTGCAAATTTAGAGGCAAGATTAAATGATTTACATGACGAAGTAGTTGTGTTAAATTCAAAGGTGGCAGATATGGAGAAGGAACATATTCAGGAATTGGAGCACCATAATATAGAATTAATTGAAGAAAATAAGTCGTTATTGCAACGGCTTGGAATTAGGAAACCATAAACAAGGAAAATGAAATGGCAAAACAACAAAACAAAAAAGAAAAGAAGCCACTTCTTGACATTGACGGTAGTAAATACTCCGCCGATGAACTTAATGATGAACAAAAACTGATGGTGCAACATCTGTCAGATTTGAATAGAAAGATTGATAGTGCTACTTTTAATCTGCAACAACTACAGTTTGGCAGACAAGCGTTTATTGATGCTTTGAAAGCTTCTTTAGATGAAAAGAGTAGCGACGAATCAGCAGAGTAGTGCATTAGATAAGGCCATAGCCTCGGCTTTGTTTGTTTTATCTATTGTTATTGCTTTTAGTATAAAAGACGATATGTACTTACCAGTGTCGCTTGCGGCTCTGGTTGTAATTGGATTAAGAGCAACTAAGAAAGTGATAGATGATTGAAACATATGCCGAGTATGGTGCTATTGGAGTCATCGTATCTCTGTTTGTGATGTTGATAATGAATCTTATTAAAAGTCAGAAGGAACAATCGGAAGACTTAGACCAGATTCGGCAAGCTATTGCAAAATCAGAGACTAAGATGGGTAATGTAGAAAGTATTGTATTGAAGATGCTTGATAGATGGAATCGTTCAGATGAAATAAGTCAACGACATAGAGAAGATATTGTCCGTGAATTAAACGATGTTACGGATGATTTAGCCTATTTAAAAGGTAGAATCAACGGTAAATCGAGATGAATGTGAACGACTACAGGAACGAAACTACAGCAAAGCTGGTTAAGTTAGACGAGAGACAGATAAGTATCTTTAAGACTTTACAGCGAATTGAAAAACATTTAGAGAAATTAAATGGACAGACAGGTAAAAATAGTGAATCAATTATCATGTTTAAAACATGGGGTTCAGCTGCTTTATTTGTTGTTCCTATCATAGTAACATTAATAATGAGGTTAGTAAGATGATTGAATGGATTCAGAGTAATTGGGCAACTATCGTAGGTACTGTCGCTGTAATTGGCGGTGGAATGTATATACCATTTGTTAGAGGACTTGTGATAATGGGTCTTAAGACAGTAATTAGCGAAGCAGTTGTAAAGAAGATTGCTATACAAATAATTGAAAAACTTGTCAAGTCTAGTAAAAATAAACTAGATGATGTATGGTTTGCAGAATTTAAAAAGAAAGTAGAAGATGCCTAGATTTAGCTCAAAAAGCAAATCTAAATTACATACTTGCGATGATAGACTAATAAAACTTTTCAATGAGGTTGTTAAGAAGTTTGACTGTACAATTATAGAGGGACATCGTGGCAAGGAAAAGCAGAATGAAGCTTATAAAAAAGGAAATAGTAAGCTTAAGTTTCCTGATGGTAAACACAACAAAACTCCTAGTATTGCTGTTGATGTGGCTCCCTATCCTGTTGACTGGAATGACCGTGATAGATTTCACTATTTTAGTGGATATGTTCTCGGTATTGCATCTCAGATGGGTTTAAATATTCGTTGGGGCGGAGACTGGGATCAGGATACCCATACTAAAGATAATAAATTTGACGACTTAGTACATTTTGAGATAAAGAAATAATGCCTAAACAGTTTAAAAATTATACACGTTTTGATGGCGGTTTAAATACTAAATACAATTCTCGGACTATAAGAGATAATGAATTAGCTCAAGCTAATAATGTTATTGTAGACGAATTTGGTGTAGTAAAAAGTTGTGGAAAAGCAACTGATAATACAGATAATTATACAGTTCCAAGTGTTACTGCGCAATGTGGTGATAAAACTGGTTTATTTCAAATGACCGTTGATAAAAATGCGGCTGGAACTGATGGTGCTTATGTTAAAACTTTTGTAGGAGATGCTGATGATGCTTCGGCTGGTAATGTCCATGTTGATGTTGCTTATGATGGTGGCTCTTGGACAGCTGGTGCAATTGACCTTGGAACTAATACTGGAGGTAATCAGGGGCGAGTTATCTTTCATACTGCAAATGGAGCTGTAAGGGCATGTGATACAAATATTGCTAATACTGCAACTAAAGTAAAATGGTATGGATATGTAAATAGAACTTCAGGGGTAAGGCATTTAGAATCTACGCAACATTGGACATCAATGGATGCATATTTAGCTCCACCTACTTACGGCGCAGTAGCAAAAAATCTTGGGTCTTATAATGCAAATGACGTTACTGGTAGTTCGTCTGCTACAACATTACATTCTCAGCATACCGATTCATTTGAACATCTTGGAACAGATGACCTTGATGGTCATCTTGTAGCCGATTTAACAGATGAAGGGTATGGTACTATAACTGACGTAAATGGTCATGAGCAAATAACTTTTACCACACTTACAAATAGTGCAAACTTTGATGTAAATAATCATTATTGCGTAGCTCCTCCACGCGGAACTGGATTCAATATATCTGTAGATACATCTACTGACAGCGATAATGAATTTACTGATGGCAAATATGAGTTTGCTACAACTTTTATATACGATGGAAATCAAGAATCACTTCCCTTTAAATGTAAAGGTCATGTAGTATTGCCAAGTAACGGAGCTCCAAATAATGTATCGGTTCATTTCTCAAATAAAGCTGGAAATACAGGAGATACTTATAACCAAAGAATAACTGGAGGAAGGGTTTACTGGAGACAGAATGATGAAATAGACGAGCCAGGTGCAGAGATTCAGCCATGGACTTTATTTTTAGATATTAGCTTTGCTGAGGGAGTAAGGTCTTCTCTCTTAACAGATTACCAAGCCTTCAAAACAGATGGAACGCCATCTCAGCAGTGGCAAGGATTTGTTAATGGCGAAGATATGCAGTCTTGGGGAGTTGGAGCGGTAAACTCAATGCTTACAGATACATGGGAATCTTTAAATGGATACTCTCAAAATGTAAAATATAATTCTATTGGACAAGCAGGCGAAAAATATCAAACATCTGTTGTTGCGAATGGACGAACATTTATAGGTAATGTTAAAAGAAAGCTAGATGATGGTGTATTAACAAAGCAAGAAGATAGCATATATTATAGTGAAGTTGGAAGACCAGACGTTATACCATTAACTAATTATTTACAACTTGGTATAAACGATGGTGAATCTATTGTTAAACTAGAAGAATTTGCTGATAGATTGTTTGTATTTAAACAGAAGACCTTATATATAATTAATATAAGCGGAGGATCAGATACCCAATGGTTTGTAGAAGATCAACATAAAAATAAAGGTGTTCTTTCACATGCTGCTGTTACCAAGACGGAAGATGGTATTGTTTGGGCAAATAAAAATGGTCTTTATTTTTACGATGGAAGTAAAGTTATTAATCTACAAACTAAAATATTGGAGAAGGAGTGGAGTGATTTTGTAACCGCTGGGACGCTTATAGGATATGAGCCAACTCATAAACATGTGGCAGTTATAAGAGCGCATTCAAATGGATATGGATGGTCTGCCGGGATTCAAGGTGATTCTTATGTATATAGTTTTATAACAAAT